TTTACTCATCAGTTATACAGATTTCTATTTATTACCGGTACTCTGCCATTTACGCTAAAACTATGGCCGCCATTAAGTTGGTTTACGAATATGGAACTAACAGTATTTCCATATGCCGCATATCCATAAACCATTGTCATGGCCCCGCCCGGTACTGGAACCGCGAACACATTTGCATATGTTGGGATTATCGCTGGCGGGTAATCAAAAACATGCCCTCCAGAACTGTTCCACTCCGTATTATTAAGAAAGGTAAATGAAAGTGGGATATTTGCCGTATTATAGATCTCCTCTCCTCGCGCATTGAAAAAACTCATGCCCCAAGTTTCTTTTTTGGCTATACCTTTCGAAAATACGTATATCGTGGCACTAGAGTCGCTACCCTGACCTCCGAAACTGTAAATCACCTGGTTGTTACGCACTATTCTGTTGGCTATTAATGAAACAGCTTTCGAATAGGCAACAAAAATCATCGGTGAACGATCTGGAGATATTTGGGTGTTAAACTCTGTCCCGCCAGACAAAGAAACAACCTGCTTTCTCTGAAAAACGATAGGAGACAAAGAAGGAGACATCCAGACCTTCCCGTCAGATCGATATATCTTGCTTCCGTACATTATTTTTGAAAAACCAATATGTTTAAATTGCCACTAGCTCCAGACCATGAAATGGTATTTCCAGAAACCGTAAGACTTGTGTATTTCCCATTGGTTACGTCCATTATGTAATAGTCGATTCCCAATCCCGCCTCAACCTCATATGTTCTACTTCCAGAACCAGAGGGAGTAAAATAATCGAGGTAATAAACAGGGGCCAACGCATCGACCATCTCCTGTCTTGATGGCGACCATACCTGTGCACCATAGCTCATAAATATATCCTTATACTTTTAAGCAGGGGCTGGTTTAGTTCCAGCCCCGATTGAAGTTGTTTATTCTTTAGGTGAATTTAACTTCGTTTCAAGCTCCTCAACCCTTTTGGTCAATTGCTGAATATGATGAATGAGTGGTACAACCAAACGCTCATACATCACTCCTTCAGCGACCATACCATTTGAGGAAATATCTTCTGGAGAATCATTATTTGTTGGTTCACGCCAATGGACATATTGCGGGGCAATCTCACCAACCTCTTCAGCAATAAGGCCGTAATACCCCCAATCCTTTCGGTCACCTCGACAAATTGAACGATACCAAACAGGTCTTAATGACAAAAGTTCATCAGCATATCGATCTTGTAATGTTTCAATATCCTTTTTATAGCGCCTTGAAGATGTTGAACGCCAAACTGTATTGATACCTGGGTTTGGATCAATGTACATATTGGCACCGCTAGTAGTTGTGCCAATATCCCATATAGCAAACCCTCCACTACCGCCTGATTTGACAACCAGTGTTTCAGCAATAATATCCAGGTTGCCACTATAGCCTGTCAGTGATGATCTGCTTGCATAGGAACTTAGAAGGTTTGTTACCTCTGTTTTCGTATAAGCATTAAGGTTAGCCGCAGTCAAAGTAATATCGGCAGAGCCATCAAACGCCACACCAGCAATTTTCCTTGCTGTCTGCAATTTTGTGGCTGTTGCGGCATTACCAGTAGTATTCTGATTACCGGTTGTATTCACACCAGGGATTGAATCCTTAGCAGTATATACCTGCGCCCACGCTGACCATGCCGCATCTGTGGTATCTCTTCGTGAGCGAATGAAAACTGGCGCATGTGCACCGCTCGTACCACTCCAGCCAATAAGCAACTCGCCCTCACCAGCAGCACTCGCACCTTTCATGTGCAATACGTTGCCATACGTGGTCGGGTAGCTATTGTTGTACGCCTCGTACATTTGAATGCCAGCAGTGCCTTGAGTAGAGCCGCTTAATGCCGTAACTCGGCCACGAGATACCAGTGTATTAATGTTGATATCGCCTGAGCCATCAAACTTAACACCATTGATGTTTCTCGCTGTTTGCAACTTCGTAGCTGTTGAAGCATTACCGTTCAAACTACCATTTACGCCACCAGTCACATTTAGTCCATTACCAATTGATACCGCACCGCTGGTATTATTAATTGTAATAGGTCGCAAACCGTTCCATGAACCTAATGTGTCTCCTGATGCTGTTAGCATGAAATATGTGTTCGATCCATCATTACGGATAAAGAACCCAAAGCTACCGTAAGCAATGCGGAAACCATTTGCATATTTTGAAATGATCTCGCCAGAAGATGTCAAACCTCCAGATAATGTACCACCGGTAAGAGGTAATGCACCGACATCAGAGGCTGTTGGTTTGTTTTTCGTGTTATATACTCTTCGCCATCCCGGAGAATAATCTGTGCCATTAAATACATAGATAAACTCCGCATTAGTGAGAGCACCAGAGACACTCGTCGTTGTGGCCGTTGTTATACGGATCGTATAATTGTTTGAGCTACTACCGTTATTAAATACCTCTATAACAGCTCCTGCCAATGGAATAACGCCACAACCAGTTTCACTATTTGGTATGGTTGCACTATTGGCATAGGCCCACGCACTTTGTGTTAAATGCTCCATTATTTTGCAATAACGTCACTAACTGTGCTGTTGTTATTGCTCCGCCATTACTTCCTGTAGTTAACCAACCAGTAGGAGATGCCGGGCAACCTATATTTGCTGGCGACAAGGAAATATTTGCCGAGCCGTCAAACGACACCCCATTGATAGTACGCGCAGTCTGCAACTTCGTTGCAGTAGCCGCGTTGCCCGTTGTATTCTGATTACCAGTCGTATTAACACCTGGCAAATTAATATTCGCAGTACCATCAAAGCTCACGCCGCCGATAGTTCTTGCCGTCTGAAGTTTTGTAGCAGTTGCAGCATTACCAGTGGTGTTCTGATTACCCGTAGTATTTACACCTGGAAGGTTGATATTTGCAGAACCGTCGAAACCAACTCCACCGATAGATCTTGCCGTCTGCAATTTCGTTGCTGTACTTGCATTACCATTTAATGTTCCGGTGATCCCACCAGTAACAGACAACGGACCTGAAACTGTTCCTCCGGTTGTTGGCAGTGCTCCAATATCTAACGGCGTCGGTTTCTGATGTGTGCTATACATCGTATAAACAACACCATCGGTAACGCTGGAAGGCTTACTCGCTGAATATGTTGGCGATGTATAAATAGAAACTGTCGCATTTGCAGTACAATCCCAATGGATATTTACACTAGTCGCATAATTGCCAATCTCAACGTAAATATCATATGTATCGCCGGATGTGTTGATCCAGGCGAAATTCGTTAATCCGACGGCTGTACGCTTCCACAAAGCACCGGTAATCCCTTTGGGGTTTCCATTGCCTGCTCGTAGAACCAGTTCTGAAATGCCTGCCTGATGTGGGGAGCCGACGTTGTAACCAGCGCCACCAATCAATGCGATGTAAACGATGGAACTCGCTTGTGGCATGGTAACCGTAGCCAGTTTGAACCACCCAGCCCCGCCAGAGAAAGACATCGTTACTGAATTTAAAGTACCAATATCTTTCGGCGTTAATGTGATATCCGCAGTCAGTGCTTTACCGTTAACTTTTCGGTTAGATGGCACCCTGCTATTCGCATTGTCATTGGCTGCTTTAACTGCTTTTGGCGTTGCGGCCAGCGATTCACTGGTGCTGTCGACAGCACTGCTAAGTTTCACAACACCTTTGGTGGTAAGGCTTGCGTCTTCCATCGCAACGGCACCGGCAATCTCTTCAGCACGATCAGCGGCAGCTTCTGCACGGGTCGCAGCGGATTCAGCAGCAGCTTTGCTCTGAGATGCAGCCGTCGCACTGCCTGCCGCCTCTGTTGCTTTCGTGGATGCCGTTGAAGCACTCCCCTTCGCAGCTGATGCCTGCTTGGTCGCCTCATCTTTTGAAGCGGATGCCGAGGTGGCTGATGCAGACGCAGAACTTGCAGATTCAGCAGCTGCCTCTTTAGAGGAAGCGGCATTATCTTCAGAAGCCTTTGCATTTGTTTCAGAGGATTTTGCTGCCGATGCTGAATTTTTAGCGGCTGTAGCCTGATTCGTCGCCTCAGTCGCTTTTGCGGTAGCTGTTGTCGCTGACGACGACGCGCTTTCCGCAGATTTTCCTGCCGCAGTTGCACTTGATGAAGCACTATCCGCACTTGCTGAGGCTGCGCTTGCTGACGCTTCTGCCGCAGATTTCGAACTGTTTGCAGACGATGCACTCTGCCCGGCTGCCGTTTCAGATGCTTTTGCGTTTGTCTCTGACGCTTTTGCTGCCTTAGACGAATTTTCAGCTTCTGTTGCAAATGATGCAGCCGCGTTTGCACTCGATGAAGCGTTAGTCTCTGATGCTTTGGCTGCATCCTTAGATGCAGAGGCACTGGACGCAGATGTTGCTGCCTCCGATGCTTTGGTCGACGCTACAGACGCTGATTCTGCTGCCGCTAGATATGCTGATTCTGCGTTCGTTTCAGATTTTTTCGCAGCAGTTGCACTCGCACTTGCGGCACTTTGTGAGGATGCCGCAGCGGATGCACTTTGAGACGCTTGAGAGGCTTTTTCTCCAGCGGTATTGGCGCTTTCTGCTGCTGCGGCAGCACTGGCCGCCGCCTCACGAGCTTTGTCACCAGCGGCATCAATCGCGTCAGTGTTATTTTTATACCACTCAACGTTTTCGTTGTGCTCGTTGACGATCTGCATCAGCGGCTTAACGGTCACTTCTGTACCGTCTTCACGCTCGATTGTCACCTCATCCAGAGCAGTCAACCAACTACGCATGGACTTGGAATCAGCCGACATACGCGACATTAGCGCGGTAAAGCGCGCGCTAAACTGTGTTAAGTCGCCTTCATAGGTAGTAATGATTCGGCACGGAACTTCAGACTGAGTTTCACCGGTATAAGGTTCTGAGAGAACAATGTTCGTATCGCTTGTTACGCGCTTGATCTCATACAGCTTATTGTCGGGGCCAATGACGATCATCCCCGGCAACACACCATTAGCTGTTACGTTCCAGGCTGTCCCAACCCCAACCAGAGTATTACTACCCTGTGTAAATGTGATAGTACCTTCCCTGTACCACATGTTGAATATGCTCCTTGATTTGGTGGGCTATCCTTGCCCACCATTAAGTAAGTACATACTTATTTTTACCGATATAAATATTTTTTTCTACCATCACAGAAGGCCAATTCTTACTCGTAAGACGTTGTTATCGTCATAAACGTCAATCCGCTGACCATTTATAACCAATCGCCCATTGCCGCCGCTATTACCGTTGATCTCAAGCGTTCCATTTTTGCCGAACCGCCATCCAGATCTACCGCTAACAAAATTGGTAGATTGCAGATCGCCTACTTTTGCATTGGTGATTGTGCCATCCTTGATATACGCACCATTCATATAGGCGATACTGTTTTCGATAACAAATGGCGTGGTGATCTTCCCGTTAACAGAGTTGACCAAACCAAATCTGTCCGCCTGCACCAAAAACTGAGAAAGACCGGTGGTGTCGATACCAAGCGCAATACCGGCAACATACTTCTGCCCTCCGCTCGTTGAAGTCTCCATTTTCAACGTCCACGCGGTTGAGACTTTTTTGTTGGTATCAGCAATGGCTGTTGCCTGCTGTTGAATTGTCGCGGTATTTCCATCCACCTCTGCTTTCAGAGTATCGATTCGCCCACTTAGAGCATTATCTGCCTGCGTTCTCGCTGTCGTTTCAGTTGTGACCGCCGCAGAAATGTTGGCTGCTGTTTGAGACTCTAAGTTTGTGATTTGAGTCGCCAATGCCGCATCTTGCTCTGTACGCGTTTTCGTTTCGGTTGCTACAGCCGCTTTAATATCCTCTTTGTATTGAGAGGTCAGCTTGGTGATCTGAGATGACAACGCCGAGTCAGCATCAGTTCGAGCCTGCGTTTCCACTGCAACGGCCGCACTAATATCTTTCGCAGTCTGTGCTTTTAAACTTGAAACCTCTTTTGTTAAAGCGGTATCGCCATCTGCACGAGCCGTTGTTTCTTTGGCAAGAGACGCCTCGAGATCATTAGCTTTTGCTGTAAGAGATGTAATCTGGCTGGACAATGCACTATCGGCGTCAGTCCTTGCCTTTGTCTCTACAGCAACGGCTGCGACAATGTCAGTTCCGGTCTGCGCCCGCAGGCTGTTAATTTCTCGTGAGAGCGCCTCGTCAGCACTTGCTCTAGCCTCCTGCTCCTGAGTGATGGCGGCGGATATATCACCGTCAACCTTTGCTTGAAGCTGGTTTATTTGTTTAGCTAACGCAGAGTCTCCGCTCGCACGCGCCTCCTGCTCACTGCGTATTGCAGCAGAAATATCATCATCAACTTTTGCCTGAAGTTGGGTGATCTGGCTTGCCAGAGCCGAATCTTCCGTTGCTCGGGCTTCTTGCTCTTCCTTAATGGCTGCGACAATATCGTTGCTTACTTTCGACTCAAGCTGAGTTATTTGTTTCGTCAAAGCTTCATCGGCAGATGTACGAGCCTCCTGTTCTGTACTAATCGCCGCGCTGATATCTCCTTCAAACTTAGATTGCAGCTGAGTGACACGCTTTGCCAACGCTTCATCGCCATCGGCACGAGCGGTGGACTCTTCCAGAATACTGGCCTTAATGTCTTCGCCAATTTCTACGCGAATTTCCTCAACCTTCGTGGCCATTGCAGACATATCATCAGCAAAGGTTTTCTGTGTTGTTGCGATCTTCGCGTTATTGACCATCTGCTTGTGCTGGTCTTCATCTTGACGAAGAGCCAGGTCAATATTTGTTTTAGCTAACGCCTCAATGTTCGTAGTCAGTTCTGCACTGGCACGATCGACCTCTGCAACCGTCTTTTTCATTTCTTCAACGGCTGCGGAACTTTCCTCTACCGTCGACTGCAACACTTCCAGTTGTTTAGCGTTTGCGGCATCACCTTCAACACGAGCCTCGCTTTCCTTAGCAATAAGAGCCGCCGCTTCGTCTCTTGCAGCCTTTATTGCCTCGACTGTATTAGCGAGAGCTTTATCGTGTTCAGATACGGTGTTTTCGATTTCAACAATTGCAGCATCAGTAGCATCAATTTTTTCAAACGCTTCATTGACCTTGTCGATCGTTGCCGAAACCTCACCTTTAAGCTCGGTTTGTGCGTTCTCCAAAGCATCGCTACGCTCGTTGAATTTTATTTCAAAACCCGCGAGGTTATCGCTGAACTGCTTATCTAATTCAGCTATATCTTCCTTAACGTCGTTTACCGCCCCCTCCAAAGATTCGACGCTCTGGTTGATATGCTCATTTAACTCGTCAACTGCTTCTTGAGAGGCTTTGCTGTTGATGTCCTCAAGCAGAGCCTGACCAAGCTCGGAAGATGTAATTTTGCCAGCCAGGAACGACAGTACATCGCGAGTTGTCGCCTCTGTACCCAAGTTTGAGTTCGGAGGGCTTAACATACCTCGCTTGTTCGATGCTCGAACCCAGTAATACCACGTTTCGCTATCCCCAAGACCAGCATGTGTAAAGGTGGTGCTTGCAGACTCTGCGATCAGTTTCGCCGTATCCAGATTGTTGGTCTGGGATGCGTAAACATTAATGTGATCAAGGTCTACCGAATCTGGATTAACCCAATTCAGTATCACATTACGATAGTCTCCAACGGCCGTTAATGACGTTGGTGCATCCGGCGGTGTCATTGTGCCCAGCACCTGATAAACGGTACTGATAATTTCTGTTTTTTTACCGTTGAATGAAACCGCATACAGTTGGAAGTCGTAGCGTCCATTCTCCGCGACATTAACGATTTCGTATTGCTCTTCGGTTACACGCGCCGATTGCCAGTTCGATACATTGTTTTCATCAGAACGTCGCCAACTGATCCAATACTCTGGAGATTTCCCTTCCCATGTTGCAGTCAGTTTTACTGACAGGTTGCCCGGGCTTGAGAGGTAAGTCCCTTCAGTGATTTGCAAATTAGACGGCTTGGAGTAAGTCGGGTCCAATACCGTCGTATTCTGCGGGATAAGCGTTGCACCATTGTCGATCGCCTCATATTTAGACGGATTGTTTTCAACAGCGGTGATGTCAAAGCTACCCGACGTTTCCCCCTGAGCGATGTTAACGATGCGAACGCGCATAGGTTCGAGATCTGGTTCTGTAATTGTCCAGACACCGTTCAAAACAGGCGTTTCCGCTGACGACAGAGCTTTTGAAAACGTAACCTTTGTTATGTTTTCGCCAGTTTCAAGAACATCGCGCTCAACGATTTTGCCTTCCTGATTCAATATCCGAATAAAGCTGCCGCTTTTAGCTAACGACACAGGCGCATCGAGAGTGATGCTGTTTTTGGTAAACTCCACAATTCGACCGGAGTTACGTTTACCTGCACGATATTTGTTCTGAATCAGAACGGTTTCACCGGGCATCAGAAATGAGGCGTCTAAGCCGGCAGTAAATGTAATTACATCCGACTCCATTCTGGCGGTATACAAAAGCCACAAACCAACTCGGTGAGCCTGGCCTCGGCTTGTACATCCAAATGCTACGACTTCTGTTTTACGCTCACCATAACGGCGCATTGCGTCCTGATCTTCAACGTACTCGATGTTTTGCTTATAACCGTCCTCCTTGTTGTTGTAGGTTACGAGCGCAACGGATGGGCGATCTTTACGCGCAGAACCTTTATAGGTAAACAGTCCATCTTTGACGTTGGAGTTGGTAAACATCATTACTGGATCTGATGGGCTATCCTGCATGATGTTAACCATGCCACCAGCCCAAAACACCATGCCGCGGAATGCACCGGCAATATCCTGAATTAATCGGTATGCGTCTTGTCGACTGGTGATCTGCGTATTGATTGCAAAGCGTTTCTCTTTACCCCCAAAGCCATCATCGACCTCTTCGTCACAATATCGACCAATCTGGTAGAGCTGGCCGAGGTCAATCATGGATTCCGACACAAATTGCCCAAGACCATACCGAGTATTGGTAAGCAAATCGTAGAGAATCCACGCAGGGTTTGAAGAAGACAACAGCTTAAAAGTACCGTCCCATACGCCGACATAAGTATTGGTGTATTCGTTGTAGTTTGACGGCACTCGAATTTTGATACCGCGCACCAAATACGAACGGGAAGGCATTGTGCTACCAAACTGCTCTGAATTGACCTTTAAGCCAACAAGTGCAGAGTTAGGGTAGTTCATGGGGGTATCTACAATCTCACCGATGGAATCAACCCAAGTATCGTTGTAGAGGTACTGGCTACTGTTATCATCCGTAAGACGAATCACCCGAACCTTGTATGCACGGCCAGGTTTAGGCAGTTTCAGCTCATAGCTACGGTAATACACGCCGGTTTTCTTTGCCGTTAGCGTGATATCAACGCTTTTCTCACCTTCTGCCACTACATCAGAAAATGTTGCGTCTCCGTTGGCGATCTGGAATTTGTACTTCACCGTAGTGCCATTTGTATCGCCAGAGCTTTTATCAACGCTACGTAAAGAGGGGAATTTCATGATGACACGAACGCGATCAGCTTCATCGTTATCGATTGAAACCGTAACGTCGTGTGTTTTTTTAAGCTGAATATTTACGGACTTAGGCGTTTCGACAAAATCAAAACCAGCCATTGGCGTCTGGTCTTGTGAGCCGTCACGAAAATCCCATGTAATACCGCTGAAGTTGGAAGAGCCATCTTCATTCAAGATCGGTAAATCGTCGATGAAGATCGACTTTGCGCCATTTACCAGGCCACCGATAACCCCCTCGCCAAGAAGGTCGAGGATGGCTGCCATAGCACGAGAATTTACAGTATCATCAGCTTCAACCGGGGTACGGCTGGAGCTTTTACTTTTCTTGCCACCAGCACCGGCAATAAGAAGCGGTAATTTTTTCTTCTTGAACTGTTCCATGTCCAAAAAATCCTTGATTACATAAGCTGGTCGATGGTGATAGAAGAACTCACGACCTGTGAGCCAACTAAAATTTCCTCACCATAGATAAGCTGTACAGGGTTCCCCTGGTTTGTTGTGTTTTGAGGTCCATCGAAGTAATAAGAGTTCGAGTTATCCGCCTGCCTCACACTTTCGTTAGTGGCTTGCGGAGATATGATTTGCGCTATACCACCCATCATCAGTGACAAACCGAGAGGCGCAAGAGCGGGCACCCATATCGAGGCAACCATTAATACTGCTCCAACAACCGTCTGAAACCACCCAAAAGCAGATCCACCACTTCCTCGCGGAACAGGGGTAATGCGGATTTTGGCAATGTTGTCAGACTGCCCCATCATCTGATATTCACTCTCGTCCACAGACCACTTGTGGCCCTGTTTATTGGTGATCTGGATGTGGTATCTGTCATAGGTTTTGATGTTGCGCTTCATCCATGCTTTAAACCCAGGCTTGTTGGCCTCAATTAAATCCAGAGCCTGTTTTGTATTGCGCACCTTTAAATGCCAGTGGCGGCCAAAATGTTTGGCCATAGGGCCGCCAAGCTGCACATGAACTAACTCAGACACGTCTCATCTCCCTTGAGCAAGTCTCTGTGACGCAAGTGATGCGTCGTATGTTTCTGATACATTCCGCCGTAATAAGCACGACAACTAAGGCGGTCGATCTGGTGATGAAGAATCATTCCATCGCCGATATAAACCGCGCAGTGGTCAGGCATTTTCCCGTATTGGATAAAGAAGATGTCCCCACGTTGAGGCTCTGTTCCGGGCGCAAGCCGTACCAATCCTTCGTTTCGGTAGTTCTGGTCGAGAATGTCGTTATCGCCGGTGTACCACGATGGAATATGCAGGTGTGCGTTCGGGTTTAGTTCGACGTTAAACTCACGCTTCAAATAGTCCCGACACAACATCCAGCAATCGAATACGCCAAATACATACGGTCTGCCCAGGTATGGCATTTCGAAACCATCAGGTGTGATCACATTCATCTCGCTAAAATGGAAAGGGGCATCTCCCTCAACATTCTTGCGAATAGCCAGAATCATCCACGGAACTTCCGTCGCTTCGCAGCCTGCACGATCGGCATCAGATGCTTCTGCTGATTCATCAGTATGTGAATGCCAGATTGCGATAACATCACCCGCATCCTCTGCCGCCATAATGTCGTCAACGTGCATTACAAAAGTGTTCTGCGGGTTCTCCGAAACATTCCGCGCTTCCATAAAGCGATATTTGTCGCCATTAGTTCTAACCAGAAAGCCACACGCTTCATTAGGGTAGCGATTTATGGCGCAGAGATAGATTTGCTGCATAACGTCAGAGCCAAGCTCAGGGATTGCTTTATTACCCATACCGCGTAGCTCCAATAAATCCGCCAAAATGGATCACACCGTCGGCAAAATAATTCCGACGCGCATTACAGGCGTCATAACGTTTTGTGCAGTAATCCGCACCAGACATAGACGTCTGCTGGTTATTTTTGTCGAAATATGGACCGGTATATCCGCATTCTGGCCCTCGGTATTTCCACGGGCAGGTGTTTTTAATGATCTGACGATACGGCAGTTGCACCCCCATCAAATCGAACACACTGGACAATTCAAACTCGACAACCTGATGAGTTTCGAGAGTTTTCTGTTCGATAAACCACATTTCATCAGGGAAATGTTGGTTTGGATCTGCTGTTGGGTTGCCGTCTTTAAAATTAACGGCATCGAGGAAGCGAGCCAGCGTCATCTTGCGAATAATGCGGCAGCCAACAAGATCGTCGTTCGCCTGAACTTCCGCAGAGACGGTTCCGGCAAAGTTCGATACCTGAATTTTTGGACGTGGCAACGTTCCCTGGCCCGTTTTGTCAAAGCCTGATGCTTTGATTGGCCACGGCTCGTATGTCACCCCTTGCCAGACGACCGGTTGCATCAGTTCGTTTGTTCCGGCGTGGAAGAATAGCTTCCCCCCTGAAGTTGTGTTCGACATATCCAGTACGAACAACTCAATGAGTGCAGAGGGAGATAAGCTCTGAATATCAGCTTTAATTCCCATTGTTTCATCCTTGAAATAAGTAGGCGCTAACATCCTGTCAGCGCCACAATGATAGTAAATTAGTACTTACTTATCAAGAT